TCCCGGCTTCTTCCAACTTCATGATGAAATAATCTTTGCCGATCTTAGTATCATTGTGGTTCATGAAGTCGCGCTGATACTTGCGCGTTAGTTCTTCACGAAACTCGACCATCTTGATCGAATGATTGAAAAACTTGTGAGTCTCATCAACATCGTGCGCGTTGTATTTCTTGAGAACCGGAATCTGATCAGCAGTCAATGTCGTGCCAACCTTGAACGGCAGGTCCTCAATGCTATGCGAGCGCATATTGAACTCAAGCACCTTGAGACTGGTGGCTTTCGCTTTGTTATCGAAGTGATGAATCTTGAACAAGTCTATCTGTTCGACTGATCTGTCTGTTGGTTTGACTTGAAAAGCCCAACGATTTTCGTCATCTTGATTTTTGATAATGGCCATAGCTCGCTCGTACAATCCTTTAGCACCGGCTTTAGGATTAAGAAGCAAAAAATGGACAACAGGGTAATCAAAACCCAAGTTGTTGAAGCCAACCATGCGAGCGTGGATGTCTGCCAAGTAGCGAACAAAGTCAATGATGCTTCGAGAGTCGTCACGATAATCACTTATTTCAAACATCCAACGAAAACCAGACTCCGCGTGCTTCACGTTCATCGTGAACACATTCGGGTATGTCTCAATATCGTAGATAAAGTCTCGCATGGATTTATTTTTGTAAGTCCCCGTCTTTCCGAGGTGTCAGGTGACTGCACTCCCAATGACCGTGTGCGGTATGCCACTGCCGTCCTGTTGTCACCGAAAAGGGTGGGTCAATGCGTCTGCACTAATAGGGAGAACTGACCAGAGAACTACCTACTAGCATCCGTCGCATTGACCCATTGACTTATTGCTGCATGAATGGCGGCAGACCCGGTACCGCTGGCATCGCTGGTGCTGCCATCTGAGGTGCCGCTGGTGCACCGGCAAATGGTGCAGCAGGCATTGCAGGCATAGGTGCCATACCAGCCACAGGAGCCGTTGCAGCAGCCACAGCGCCAAACATACCAGTCACATCGGGTGCGCCTTCACCGAACGCCGCATCGTCGCCTGCAAACTGTACCGCAATCAGATCGCAACGAATACCGCGACCATGTGTGTTTTCTTGCAACCACGGTTTGACAGCAGCATTGACACGACAGCCGCCGTACATCTTGCGAGCCAGTTGCTGATACGCCATCGTGTTTGCCGGATCGATGGGTTGACCATCGGCCTGAATGATTTGCGGTGCAGTATCACGACCAGCGGTGATGAACACATGACCAACATACCCATCGTAGGGTTGGAATGTTTTCTTGTTGATCTTTTCCTCACCGACACCGTAGCATCGTGATTTACGATCATTCTGAATCATGCTCATCACAGTGTTCGCATGTTCTTTCCACTTTTCGGCGGCCATTGCCGCATAACGCTGCATAAATTGTGCAAAGCCAACATGATCTTTTGCCATGATGAACTCGCAGTTATAGCTGATGCGCTCTTTACCGGTCTGTTCATTAACTTGACGTTGAGGTTCGATGATGTGGGGGAAAGACAAACGAACATTACTGAGATAAATAATATCTGACATAACAATCTCCAATTTACATTAACCAAGCAGGCATTGCTTCAGGTACCTGCGACTCAATTGCGCCAAACATCGACGACGCATCAAAGACCACAGCAGGGCGGTCATCTGATTCTGGTGCGACGGTTAACTTACCCGCCATTTTTACAACATATTCTTGATTCAGTGTTTTGATCTGGCGTTCCGATAAACATTTTTGAGTACCGTCACGTTTTTTCCAAGTCACCTTTTCGGCTTTGGAAGGTGACAAAAGTTTTGTTTCATATACTTCTGATTTCGGAATACCCAGTTTGACCAGCTTCTCGGCCATTTCATTCTCAGGCAGCGCCCATACACGCGAGCCGCGACCATTGACAATCTTCAAACCGGGAATCGATTGACCCTTCTTCATGCGGCGCAATGCTTCTTCTTCAACACTCTCAAGCAACTGGCGCATCAGTGGTGCTGCTTCCATGATTTCACGAATCTGCTGATCCGTCATGGTGTTCGGGTCTTTGTTGGCGCTTTGGTGCGCCAGATCAAGCGGAGAAGTTTCAGTAACTTGGAACATAACACCGACCTCTTTCATCACATTACTTGCCAAGGCTGAACAGCTACCTTTTGCTCGGCAATATTTACATTGACGCTCACCGGGAATCAGTGGTGCATTTGGGTCGTCAGTAGCTTTTGCTTTGACGATGAAGTCGCCCATTTTAGCGATAACTTCGGATACAAACAACTCCCAGTGCATGATGTAATTTTGACCTTTCATTGCCAGTTTCGGCTGAATGATTGTCATGCGAATTACATCGAAAGGATACTCAGCGTTTATTGGACGCTCGAAGCCTGCAAGAACACCAATCGCATATTGCAGCAATTGCACATTGCCATCAGCTTCCACAAGGTTCATGCCATCCTTGTAGTCGATGAGTTCAATGACACGACCACCACGAATCTGAACGTCCACGGTACCGGACATATCAGTGCGACCGATAAGATACGCTGGGTCAACACGGGTTTCACTGATTACTTCACACATGCCGTTGTATTCGGCAATGCGCTGTTTAATGTAATCAAGCGCCATGCGAACTCGATTGGCTCGCTGATCATCGACAACAAATTTACCTTCATGATCAGTAAGCTCTGCACCCACCATGCTATGTGGGTCCAGCATATCGTTTTTGATACAGTATTCAAGCAACGAGTGAGTGTGCGTACCATCAACTGCGGCAGGACCAGATTCATCAGGGTATTTTGATTCTTCCCTGATCGAACCGGGGCACGCCATCCAGCGATGGGCACGACTCGGTGACAATAAGGCGTGATCGCTCATGCGGCTTTTAACGCTTCAACTTGAGCATACAGTGTGCCGTAGTGCTCGGGCTTCACATCATTGATGTTGCCATAGCCCAGTGCTGTCAGCACATTCTGAATACCTGCACCTTTTTGTGGACCCATCGCCTTGTATGCCTCCATCACATAAGCAATCAGACCCTTGCCGTCATTGAACGGTGCACCAGTGATTGCCGGTGCAGCAGCAGGCATCTCAAAAGTCGGTGCAGCGGGCATTTGTTGCTGCGCTACAGGCGGGGCAGCCACGGGTGCTTGAGGTATAGCAGGAGCTTGAGGAATAGGCGCTGGCGCAGCGACAGGGGCTTGTACTGGCGGCGCGGCCATCGTTTGAGAACCTTGCGAATTAAGCGCATTCGTAAGTGCCTCAACAGCCGTGATCAATTTATCAATTTTCGATTCTAGTGACATACAAGCTCTCCTTCTTTGGGTCAGGTTGAATTACAAGGCGATCATCGAGAAACGCCTGAACAAGTTCGCGCAGCACATCGGACGGTATCCCGTATTTCTGTGCCTTGCGATTAAAGGCAATCCGGGTTTTGTTGTTGACCCGGAAAGTGATGTGGCAATTAAAAATTGACGGTGCTGGCATATTTCCCTCACTTGATGCTTGCAAGCGTATCACAAATGGATTACGATGTGCAACAGGTCGAGAAAAATATTTTGGGACAGGAATGACAACAGTACCACAAGTCCAACAGCACCCTGCCTCTGTTGACGCCTATATCCGTCACGGCTGGTCATTGGTGCCAATCCCACCGGGTACAAAGGGGCCGACAAACCGAGGCTGGAACCTTCGCGAATCTGCGCTGAAGTCACAGACCGATCTGCTGCCGGGGTTCGGTATTGGTCTGGCCCACGCCTACAGTGGCACCATGGCGCTTGATGTGGATGTCTGGGACCGCGCTGCGGCTGAGTTGGCCATCCACGGCGTCGATCTGAACGCGCTCTACGACGCCCCTGACGCGGTGATCGTGGACAGTGGCAGGCAGGGCCATGGCAAGCTGCTGTACGCGATGCCGTTCGGGCTGGCGCTGCCGTCGAAGAAGCTGATTGATGTGGCGCCAGACGGTAAGCGGTTTAATTATCTGGATTTCCGGTGTGCAACTGCCAACAACCTGACGGTTCAGGATGTGCTGCCGCCGTCGATCCACCCGGACACACATCAGCCGTACCGCTGGGCCGGACGCGGCCACTGGTCCCGGTTGCCAACCATCCCCACAGAATTATTAAATTTTTGGAATTATTTACTTGAGCAGGACCGAGCGCGATCGATGTCCATGGGCGAGTCGATCGACGCCTCATGGGAGGAAATTCGTGGGGCGCTTGAGCATATCAGCCCGGATGTTTCCCGCGAGGAATGGATCAACATAGGCATGGCGTTGCACTGGGCCGGTACCGCGACCGGGCAGATCGACCAGGCGCTGTACCTGTGGAATGAGTGGTCAGCCCAGAGCCAGAGCAAATATCCGGGTGAGCGCGACATCCTGACCCAATGGAGCAGCTTCAGGCCAGACAAGGCCACCAGCGTCAAGCTGGGCACGCTTTTTCACATTGCACGCCGTCATGGCTGGGTTAGGCCCACCCCGGACGTATCGACCCTGTTTTCGCCAACAACTACGGCTTCCCCGAAGAAGATCATCACCGATCTGCGCCCGCCAGCACCCGACCTCGACCTGAGCCTGTTCCCAAGGGTGCTGGCGACCCGCGCAGACGAGATTGCCGAGTCGGTGGGGTGTGATCCTCTGGTGCCCCTGTTCGCGGGTCTGGGGGCCGTCTGTGGGGCCGTGGATGCCCGTATCAGGCTGGAACTAATGCCGGGGTTCCGGGTACCGCCGATCCTGTGGCTGATGACGCTCGGGGACCCCGCGGATAAGAAGTCGCCCGGCAGTCGGCCAATGTTTCAGGTTTTGAAAGAGATTGAGGCTGAGGATCGCCCCCGGTTCGCCAAAGAGCAGCTGAACTGGGAGTCCAAAGAGGCACAGTACGCGATGGCCAAAAAGGCGTTCATTGAGTTCGCCCAGACACCCGAGGCGCTGTTGGCCAACACCATGCCCCCGGTGGTACCCGAGCTGCCGCCGCCCCCGGTATCACTGAAGATCACAGTGTCGGACATTACTTCGCAGAAGCTGGTCAGATCGGCTGCTGACAGGCCGCGGGGGCTGCTGTGCTATCTGGACGAGATGAACGCATGGGTGCGCAAGATCACCGACAAGACCAGCGGCGAGGATCGGTCGGCATGGGTGGTCAGTTACGAGGGTGAGCACTACGAGATGGACCGGGTAGGCAGTGGCAGCATTCACGCGAGCAATCTGGCCGTGTCAATCTTTGGCAATATCCAGCCGCGTGTGTTCAAGGACAACGTGCGCAACCTGTCGTCAGATGGCCTGCTTCAGCGATTCATTCCGATTGTGCTGCGCGGGAACAAAACGAAGCTGGGTCATCCGGTACCAGACTACATGACGAACAAGGCTGAATACGATCACATGGTGCGTACCGTGTACGGGTTGCCGCCGATGATCTATCGCATGAGTGAGCCAGCCTATAACGCATATCGTGAGTTCCAAGCGTGGTATGAGCAAGCGAAGCAAGATGAGCGATTGGTGAAAGCAGATAACACCTATCTCACAGCATTTGGCAAACTTGAAGGTCTGGCTGGTCGATTGATCCTGTTGTTTCATCTCATCGAATCACCTTATGACATCGAAGTATCAGCTGATGTGACGAATCGTGTGGTGCGCTTGGTGCGTGGATACATTATTCCAGCACTACGGTATTCATTGGGTGAAGTCGGTGGTCTGGCTGACGATTCACTTGATCAGTGGATGACTGATCACATTATTCACATTTGCGATGAAAAGCAAATGGTGACACTGCGAGAGTTGAAGCGGTCGGCACGCAGGCCTCTTGAGAATATGAGCGAATGGCAAAAGGATCAGATGGTGATGGACTCCATGCTGATGTTGGAGCAATCGGGTTGGGTGATGCAGGTTGAGGAGCAATTTAACAAGCGGCATGTGGTCTGGGCGATCAATCCAGAACTACCTAACTTATTTAAAGATTACAGGCAGCAGGTTATCAAAGCGAAGCAACGACATGTTGACGAGATATACAAGCTGGCTGTCAATAGCCCGAACTATAAAGGGCGCAAATTTGTCAAGGGATATGACCCTGACACAATGGATGAGGGGTGAATAATGAGATTTTGGGTTTACGATGAAACAGGTGTGCTGTTGCGTAAGTTTGCTTACAAAGAAGAAGCGGAAAAGTTCTGGGATGACGGATACGCAGCAACACGCCGAGCCATCGTAAGGGCAGCAGCAGAAATCGGAAAGGGGATGAAATGACTGACAAACAACCAGAAGCATTGAGGCTGGCTGATGAGATTGAAAGAGATCATTCGGGTTCAATGTGGTGGCAAGACGTGCAAGGGCAAGCCGCAGTAGAGTTACGCCGATTGCATGAGGTCAATGCGGAGTTGGTGGAAGCGTTACAGCAGATCATAGACCTGCCGGAAGATAGCAGGATTCACTATAAGGTAGCGCGTAAAGCACTACATAAGGCAACCGGAGAGAACAATGGCTAAGTTACCTTACACAATCACTATCTGCCCTGACGAGCCTAACCCGAAACAGTTCACGGCGATGACACCAGCGTTGGTTAATGCGATGCGTTTTGGCTACGACTTGACCATTAACCAAAATCAACTTATCTGGCCTGCATCAAAAGCTGGAGCTACGGAGATAAACAGCCATAAGAACAAAGCAACCGGAGAGAACAATGACAAAAATAAATAAAGGGTTACTTACCAGCAATACAGACCAATGGGCAACACCACAAGACTTTTTCGATGCTTGCGAAAAACAATACGGAAAGTTTGATATTGATGTTTGCGCCGACGCAAATAACACAAAATGCGCTAAGTATTTTGACAAACAAATGGACGGATTAAAACAAACGTGGACAGGCAAATGTTGGATGAATCCACCTTACGGCAGAGAAATAGGCAAATGGATGAAGAAAGCAAAAGAATCTGCTGGCAACGGAACAATGGTTGTTTGTCTTGTCCCAGCACGGACTGATACGGCATGGTGGCATGACTATGCACAGTATGGGATTGTTACCTTTATTCGTGGTCGCTTAAAGTTTGGCGATAGTAAAAATTCTGCTCCGTTTCCGTCTGCGCTTGTTGTGTTTAGATAGGAGAGAACAATGAAATATCGTAAAAAACCAGTAGTGATTGAAGCAAAACAGTTAACTGACAACAGTTTTCAAGAAATTTATAACTGGATAAGTGAAAGTGGTTACGTCAAAGAATGGTGCTGGGACAGTGACGATACAATGATGCCGCCAATTGAACGTTTTATGAAGATTAAAACATTTGAAGGATTTATTACAGCAAGTGAATTTGATTGGGTCATCAAAGGAGTAAAAGGCGAATTCTACCCATGTAAGCCTGACATATTTGAGATGACGTATGAACCCGCAGGAGAGAACAATGACAACACTTAGAGAAGCCGCGCAGATGGCGCTGGATGCGTTGGAATCTAGCCGTGTGTTCGTAATGAGCCGCGAGAAGATAAAGCATCCTGAAGGAACGGAATGGTATGACGAGCGAATCGAAGCACTCCGCGCAGCACTAGCAGCAAAGGAACCGGAGCTGGTGGCGTATGGTGTGCTTGATGAAGATGGACAAATTGACTGGACTTGCGACTATCCGTTCAGCGATACACCCGGCTGGCCTGATTCAGCACCACTCTACACCGCCCCACCACAGCGCGAATGGCAAGGGCTGACGGATGAGGAATATGCGACGCTCCTGCAGCGAGCAGACTACGACGCAGCCAAGACCGGAAGCGTCTTTCAGAACTTGCGCCGCTGCATTGAAGCCAAGCTGCGGGAGAAAAATTCACCCCAATGATTTAAAATTTACCCGCCTTCAGTGAGGTGGGGGTACCGGCCCCCTTTTCCCCGTACTTTTTTCGGACTTAAAATTTCCATTGGGAAATCCGAATAGGGTACGGGGATTTTTATTATTTACGCGGCAACAGCACATCGTGGATAGATGGTGCCATGGCCTCGATCAGCCCGAGCACCTCGAACAATCGACGCGGTGCGGCGTCGGGTGCGCGGGTGCCGTTTTCCCATTTGGTCAGTGTATGAACCGGGATTCCGAGGTACTCGGCCATGCCTTGCACGCCTAATCCGAGGCGCTCACGCCATTTCTTCAGGTCAGCCGGGGTTAGGGTAGCAGCTTCGGGTTTTGTGGCCTCTGATGGCTTTTTGGTGCGTTTGGTCATTGGGTTTTGATCCTGAAAAGAATCCCCGGATTGCTCCGGGGGTTTGGGTTAGTCAGTGGCAATTGATTCAATCTGAATCAGAGTCGATTGAAGCAATACAGTGTCCGAGGTTTTCCGAGCAACTCTGCAAAGCCGGGCAACATCCTGCAATTGCCGGGATCGCTGGCCGAGGCGATCGGCCAGTAACCGCAAATGTCGGGATTGCACACCGTCACATGTGCGCAGAATCTCGGCATCGGTCATGTCGGGATGGAAAAACATTATTCCAGCCGATCTAATAATGCTTGAATCTCCCGACGCAATGCGGTGCATTCGCATTCGAGTTCTTCGATCCTTGCTTCCTGAGCTTCACAAAATTTATTCAATTGGATCAGGTCTGCGAGTATCTCGGCTTTTTCGGTGTCCCCGGCCAGATATGCGAGGTTTTCTTTTTCCTGAAGTGTCATTGTCATGATTCAGCCCCTTAAAGATTCAAAAATAAAGCCGGTATCATCCTCCGGCATGTAATCATGACGCGCGGCGAATATGCTCACGCCAGCGTCCCGGCACAATTCGACGCGGTATTTAACGGGCATCGATTCCCACTGAAAACAAGCTTCGTTCCATTCAAGCTCGCTCAAATGATCGTCCGACAGCACCGGATAATCAGACAGTGCGCATAACATCTCGTCCGCTTCAATGATCCGCGCCTCGTCTGATTCATGAATACCGATCCATTCGACCCAGCCGACGGCCCAGTGGCGCTCGCGAACAACAATCACGGTTTCGGATTCACCGCCGAGCGCCTCAAGCCCAACGATAAAGTTAGACCGGGTTGCGCTGTCACTATCCCGATGCTGGCCGAGAAAAACGAAGTATTTAGGCCAGTCAGCGCCGAAATAGTCGTTCGGACGTTCCCAGCGCTTAATTGCTTTCAGGTTTTCAGTAATCATTTAAACCCCCTTGTTTGCCAATATGGATCAAACGCAAACGGGCATTCATACATTATTTGTCCGTCTGCATTGCTTTTGAAAACGGATCGAGATTGTTTCGGGTATCGAAACAATATTTCTTTTGATTCCGGAGTGACCGGGAAATAAAGATCAGATTGCCAATTGCGCACCTCGATCCCGGCGTCTATTAGGTCGGTGTATAGGGTCATTTGGTTAACCTTTCCCGAGGATACAGTCACGCAATGATTTACGTTCGACATTGAAATCCTGTCCAGTAATGTAATAAGGGATGTTTGTATTGTCGTCCCAAAGGATCAAGCGACTAAATAGGCCGAATGAAGGCCAGAGTGACAAGGGCAATTCTAAGCGGCGACCAATTGCGGCTTTTGTGGCTGATCGACAGCCCTTTGCGACAATTTCAAAGATTACGGATTGTTGTTCGTCGGTCAGTTTGACAGTAGACACCTCTGTTTGTCCCGAGCGATTCGGGAATTTAGCGTCATGAATGGCACGATCAAGTGAATATTGCATTTCAGTAACCTCCGAAAGATAAAACGATCACAAGGAAGGCGTAAAAGACAGCAAAGCCAAACAGGCCGAGGATTATTTCGATCAAGTTCATTGCACGCCCTCGGCTAGTTGCTTGATCATGGCGCGTGCATGGTTCACGGCTTCGTGGCGCATATCTTGAAAGTATCCCAGCGGTTCATTGACGAATTCGAGTGCATTCGCGTACAGGTTTGCACCGAGATATTCGCAAGCGAGTTCAATGCCGCACCGGCTTGCGGTTACTTTGGCAACGAACCATTCCAGCCGGCCATCATTGATTTTTTCGCAAAGCTCGGGAATGTTATCGATCTCGGGATCGAAACAATCAGCCGGGGAAATATCCTCGGGGGTAATGTAGACAACGATGTCGAATCCTTGGAATTGTTCTCGGTGAATCGTTTGATAGTGGCGTGTCATTTTGCGGCCCCTTTCAAGCGGTATCCGTAACCAATTGGCTGCGGGGATTCAATTTCGCCGAGTAAGTTGCGTTTATAGACCGGCACAATTTCATGTCGTGCGCGACAGGCCGGGGTAAAGGGTTGGCTATTGAGTGCGTTACGGGCTGCGGCTGCGGTTTTGTAAATCATGGTCAGTTCTCCGCGGTTAAGGGGCTGAAATCAATCAGCCCCATTGGGTTAATTAGATTCGGAACTCAGGGTGATTGCGCAATTTGAGTTCATGAGCAATTGCGGTTAGTTCGTTGGCGCTTTTGGCGGTGCGTGCGCAGCGGATCAGGGACGACAGGCCGAGTGCAGCGGATTCGATGTTACCGAGCGCGAGATGAGCGCGGATCGTTTGGACTTGCTTGGTTTCGAATTTGGTCATGGTCAGTTCTCCGGGTTGATTGATAACAGTTACTACATGCGCGAGTATATACCCATTGGGTTAGATGTCAAGGGGTAATTTGATTGATTGTGCCAATTGTGCCCATTGGGTCTATAGTTTCCATTGAAGGGAAGATTGTGACAATAGTGACTGGTCAGGGGGGTATAGATTCTCGGATTCTTGAAAAGTTTGTGCTAATTTGAAAATCGTAAAAACAAGGGGGTCGCACGCGAAGGAACCGTTGTCACAAAACCGCCCAAAAACCCATTGGAACCGACCCAATGCACCGATTTTGACCCATTGGCACCGACCCATTGAGCAATTGAACCCATTGGGGCATGATCACGCATTGATCGCAATTTGACCCATTGGATTCACAAAATCCCATTGGGTTCACGTGCCCACTGGGTGCAATTCGACCCATTGGATTCCGGGAATCTCGGCAACCTGGGCACCGTGAATCCTGACCCGGTGGGGATCTGACCCCGTTATCTGGGGGTGCCGGGGTGCCGGTGGCGGCGAGGGGGAGGGGGAGCCCCACGGCGGCGGCGAGACTTTGGCAGGGGAGGTACCCCAAGCACCCCGAGAAACTTGGAAACTGATAACCCAATGGGTTCCGAGGAAAAATATAAAAATTTTTGAAAATGGGATATATTGATTCAATGGATACCCATACCCAAACGCTGCCTGACTGGTTGACTCAGCAAGAGGACCAGACAAAACCCATAGAGCCGAGTCACGATTGGCCCAGCGCCCATTCGAACACTCGTCGAACCGCTGTCGCCCGTGAGATGGACAACCTGACCTTCGAGAACATGTTCGAGTGGGTGCTGGTGAAGATCGCTGAAGGTGTGCCGTTGAAAGAGGTGCTGCGGTCGGACTTTCGCCAGCCTGAGTACGAGCACTTTCTTCGCTGGGTGCATAAAGACGAGAATCGCAAGAACCGCTATTACGAAGCACAGGAGATCGGCGCGGAGATGATTGCCAGTGAAATGCTGGCCATTGCAGATGCTGACGACTCTCTCGAAGATGTCGCACGATCTACCCTGCGCATCAACACTCGTAAGTGGTTGCTGGGCGTGTGGAACCGCAAACGCTTCGGTGAAACCAAACAGATCGACCACAACCTGACCGTGGACATTGGCGCAGCGATGGCAGCAGCCCATGAACGACTGGCAGATAAGCGCACCATCGACATCACACCGAGACTGATCAATGAGTAAGAGTGCTGGCCCATCGTCCAAAGAGCAGCAGTTAATCACTGACCTGCTTCAGTTCAAGTATGACCCCGAGGCGTATGCACTCTATGCGTTTCCATGGGGCGTCAAAGGCACACCGCTGGAGAAGATCAGTGGTCCGCGCCGCTGGCAGCGCGACGAGTTCAAGCGCATCGCTGACCACTTGCAGACTGACCTTGAGAAGCAGCGCATCGGGCTAACACCTGAGCCGCTGTACTTGGCCATCTCGTCGGGTCGTGGGCCGGGGAAGTCGGCGTTTCTGGCGATGTTGGACATGTGGGTGATGTCGTGCTGGATCGGAGCCACAACCATCGTCACCGCCAACACCGAGACACAGTTGCGCTCAAGAACAATGGCCGAGTTGGGTAAGTGGCACACCATGTCGATCAACTCGCACTGGTTCGACAAAAGCAGCACCACGCTGCGCCCTGCACGCTGGTTCGGTGATCTCGTTGAGCAGCAGTTGAAGATGGACACACAATACTACTACGTCGATGCGCAGTCGTGGAGTGAGGAAAACCCTGATGCGTTTGCCGGTGCACACAGTCAGATCGGCATGATGGTGCAGTTCGACGAGGCATCGGGTATCCCTGACCCCATCTGGCAGGTGACTGAGGGCTTCTTTACCGATCTGGCGTTCCTGCGCCTGTGGTTGGCCATATCGAACCCGCGACGCAATACTGGCCGGTTCTTCGAGTGCTTCCACAAAGACCGGGCGTTCTGGGAGACACGGTACATCGATAGTCGTACAGTCGAGGGTGTCGATGCAGGCGTGTATCAGCGCATCGCTGACAAGTACGGCGAGGACCATGATGTTACCCGCGTCGAGGTCAAGGGTGAGTTTCCGCGCACAGGATCGAATCAGTTCATCGGACGCGACACAGCACAGGCCGCCGCAGAGCGTGAGCTGATCAATGACGATGGTGCACCGCTGCTGATGGGCGTGGACGTCGCCCGGTTCGGTGACGACGAGAGCGTAATCAGGTTTAGGCGCGGGCGCGACGCGCGTACAATCGCCCCGGTCAAGTACCGTGGCGTCGATACCATGGAGCTTGCGGCCAACGTCGCAGCGCTAATCGAGAAGTACAATCCTGACGCCGTGTTCGTGGACGGCGGGGGCGTGGGCGGCGGCGTCGTGGACCGTCTGAAACAGCTTGGCTACCGCGTGATAGAGGTCCAGAGTGGCGAGAAGGCGTATGACCCTGACAAGTACCTGAACCGGCGAGCCGAGATGTGGGGCGACATGCGCGAGTGGCTGACCTATGGCTGTATTGACAACGAAGCGACGTTGATTGACGATTTGACAGGCCCCGAGTACAGTATCCACCTCAAAGGCCAGATCAAATTGGAAACAAAGGACTCCATGAAGAAACGGGGTCTGGCTTCACCTGATGACGGCGACGCACTGGCGCTGACATTCGCAGAGCAAGTTGCACGCCGCGACAGTCAGATGATGCGCCGCCGTACTGCCATGCACGGTCGGTTCGCACAGTCCGACTACGATATTTTGAGTACTTGATCGGAGGTCATTATGTCTGCTGTCGGTAAATTAGTTAAATCAGTTACCGGGGCTGTGGGTAAAGCTGTAGGCGGTGTAGCACAGGCTGTAGGTCTTGCCCCATCGCCGCCGCGGGTAGCAGCCCCGGCACCCGCACCTGCTGCCCCCGCTGCTGCGCCAGCGCCAGCACCGGCTCCCGTATCTGCTGCTGCCGCACCCACTGCACCACCATCTATTGCCACCGAAGCTGTTCAAGCTGCTGCTGATATGGCCCGTATGCGCGAACGTCGTGCACGCGGTCGTGCAGCCACCATGCTGACCTCACAAGAGGACTATTCAGCACCGCAAATTTCTGTCGCTAGACTACTCGGAGGGTCGCGATAATGGACAACGGCAGAAACGGTAATGGTGAAGGCGAGAAGGAATCGAAAGCCACTGAGAAGGCCGAGCTTGAAGGCGAGATTATCGGCAAGGCCGCGCAGCTTTTATCAGTCGGTCAGCGCAGAAAGATGATCACCGAATTACTTGGCATGATGGCCGGTAAGAAGAAATGAGCATCGACGTTCCACAATATAACCGCTACTGGACCGACCAATATCGGCCAGACGACTCGTATGAAAACGAGATTGCTCGCGGTCGTGTGCGAACGGCATACCCTGTAGTTGGTTATGGCAAACTGATTGCTGGCGCTGGTGTCACTAGAACGCTAATTCAAGACCAAGACGGCACAGTGCTCCATGTGCCGCCAACAACAGGTCAGCAAATGCAGTTGGTTAGCTCTAGCGCCAGTGATATAGCGGGTGGAACAGGTGCCAGAACCATCGTTATTGAATATCTTGACCATAATCTCGATCTGGCATTCGAACTAATTGCATTAAATGGTTTGACGCCCGTCAATACTATAGCCACAGACATTCGATGGGTGCAGGCAATTCATGTGGCCACAGTAGGATCAGGCGGTGTTGCAGCAGGAAACATCGACATAAAGAACACAAACACTTACGCGCGTATTGCAGCAGGTCAGCGGTCCAGTCATTCTTCTTTTCGTAGAGTCCCGCGCGGTAAAACTCTATACATCAGCACCATGTTTGCTGGATCGTCTAGCGGTTCGGCGGCAACCAGTTCATTGATCGAACTTGTCACGACTCAAATTGACGGACTAGATCAACAAGAAACCGGATTTTTTTATTCTCAGGCAGGCATAGTGCTTCAGGATGCGTCGCAAACGCTGACCATGAAGATGCCACTGCCTGTGGGGCCGGGTCACATTGTGGGTTTTATGGCTACATGTGATAAAGGCGCGACAATAACTGCTGGTTTTACTGGATGGGTGGAATAATGCCTGCAAAAAGCAACGCTCAACAGCGATTTATGGCTATGTGCCTTCACAATCCCGGCAAAGTTAAGGGTAGCTGCCCTCCGAAAAAGGTAGCAAAGGAATTTGCAACCAAAGCAAAAGGAACAGGCAAAAATGGAAAAAATTGATGACATGATTCAGCGATTTAAGTCGCTGAAGGCATCTCGGTCTAACTGGGAGTCACACTGGGAAGAAATTGCGGAGCGTATTTTGCCGCGCCAGATTGGATTCATGGGTGATCGCACTGATGGCGAGAAAAAGACGCAGAAAATATTCGATTCGCGTCCAATGATCGCTTTGGATCGGTTTGCTGCGGTCATGGATTCAATGTTGACGCCGCGCCAGCAAAAATGGCATAACCTGCGCACAACAAATGAAGAATTAAACCGTGATTTTGAGGTACAGGATTACTTCTACAAGGTGAACAACATCTTGTATGCCGCACGATACAACCCCAAAGCCAATTTTGCCGGTCAAAACCATGAGCGTTGGACATCATTGGGTGCTTTTGGCACTGGTGCGCTGTTTATCGACTTCCAGCCCGGTGTCGGTTTGCGCTATCGCTGCGTAAATCTGCGTGATTTGTATCTGCTTGAGAATCATCAAGGCGCAATCGACACAATCTTCCGTGATTTTAAGTGGACTGCACGACAGGCGGCGCAACGCTGGGGCGAAAAGAACTTGCCAGAGCGCATGAAGGTGGCATTGAGCAACCCGCAGCGCATGAATGACAAGTTTGAGTTCATCCATGTTGTCGCTCCGCGTGTTGACTATGACCCACGACGCGCCGACGCTCGCGGCAAGCCCTATGCGTCTTACTACATCTCAGTTCAAGACAAGCAGCTGATGGCCCCTCCGGGTGGCTTTAATTCGTTCCCATACTCGGTCAGCCGGTATGTGACTGCACCTGACGAAACTTATGGCCGTTCTCCTGCGATGTTGGCACTGCCCGACATCAAGATGCTGAACGAGATGGCCAAAACGGACATCCGTGCCGTTCACAAACTTGTTGACCCGCCTATTTTGCTTCACGATGACGGCGTGCTGGGTGGTGGTGCAATGACGGTCAATATGAAACCTAATGGTTTGAATGTTGGCGGCGTCAATCGCAACGGTCAAGCAATGATCCAACCGTTTAACAGTGGTGCGCGAGTGGACATCAATCAGGACAAGATGGATCAACGTCGTGCAGCAATTGATGATGCGTTCTTTATCACCTTGTTCCAAATTCTTGTTGAAACCCCGCGCATGACGGCCACTGAAGCGTTGATTCGTGCTCAAGAAAAAGGAATGCTGCTTGCGCCCACCATGGGTCGTCAGCAATCAGAGGCCATTGGTCCACTGATCGAGCGTGAACTTGACCTGCTGGCCTTTCATAATCAACTGCCACCCATGCCGGACATTCTGCGTGAGGCCGGTGGTGAGTATGAGATCGTTTATGACTCACCAATGAGTCGCATGCAGCGTGCAGAAGAACTGGTCGGCGTGCAGCGCACGATGGAATTGCTGACACCATTTGCCAACATGGACCCAACCATTTTGGATGTGTTCAATAAAGACGAGTTGGCTCGATTGACTGCTGAGGTATCTGGTGTGCCAACGCCGGTTATGAACAGTCCTGATCAGGTTGCAGCAATCCGCGCACAGCGTGCACAGCAGGAACAGGACATGATGGCAATGCAGGCTGCACAACCGCTTGCTGGCGCTATGAAAGATGCCGCACAAGCACAAGCGCTGCTTACAGGAACTCAATGACCATTATTCAAAAACTCAATCCAATGACTTTGGTACGTCGAAAGGCGTACTCGAACACGTTTAATAATCCTGAAGGTCGAAAAGTCCTGTCCGACCTGCGGCGATTCTGTCGTGCAACACTTCCGACGGCAGATGTGAACAATGACAGGATAACGTATCTTCTTGAAGGTCGGCGGGAGGTGTGGCTTCGCATTATGGCTCATCTGCAATTGACTGAAGAAGATGTCTACAAACTGATTGAGGAAAATGACAATGAGTGAAGCTGCTGCCGCTGGTAATACCGGCGATAACGGTAGCGCCGGAGCCGGTGCTACAAACAATGCCGGTACCCCGCAATCGTGGAATGCTGGTTTTGATGAAGATACTAATGCGTATGTATCAAACAAAGGCTGGCAAAATCCCGCTGATGTTTTGAACAGTTATCGCAATCTTGAAAAATTTGTTGGTGGAAGCAAAAATTTGCTTGAAATGCCCGGTGAGAACGCCGATGAGGCAGCACTGAACAATTTTTTCAATAAACTTGGTCGACCGGAGTCGCCGGACAAATACAACATAAAAATGCCAGATGGGGGCGACCCTGATCTGACAAATTGGTTTAAGCAAAATGCTCATAAAATAGGACTAACTGATAAACAAGCCGCTGGTTTGTTTGATGCTTGGAACAGCATGAGCGTTGAGCGCATGAAAGCCATTGAGGCTGAAGAAAAGCGCAAAGGCGATGAAGAAATCGCAAACTTGCAGAAAGAATGGGGTCAGGGCTACAACGCCCAGATCGACGCAGGTAAGCGTGCAGTTCAGGCCCTTGGTTACGATGAAGCAAAGCTGAACGATCTTGAAGGCAAGATGGGCACCGCTGAGTTGCTTCGCTTGCTTGCAGCCGTTGGCAGCAAAATGGGCGAGGATAATTTTGAAGGTGGTGATCGTTCCAATGCTGGCTTTGGACTTACCCCCGCAGCCGCACGTCAAGAAATTGCAGACCTGAAGCTGAACAAAGAGTTCATGGCTGAATACTTAAAGGGCAATACTGACGCGGTTGCAAAAATGAAACGTCTGATGGAATATGCGCATGGATAATGTTCAGATCAGACTGAAAATTCTTGAGTCTGTACTGCCGCAGGCCACGCGCCACGGCTTGACTGACCCTGATCAAGTTGTCAAAACTTGCAAAGAGTTGGAAAAATATGTGCTAGACTCAAAGAACGGCGAGAAGTCACCGGACTCGCCAGCTAAGCGTCCACCGGGTCGGCCTCCGAAAGAGACAACCGGCAACGAGATGCCTAGTTTTCTTGACCCCACTCATGGTGGATAAGTCGAATCATTAACCGGGAACTTGGTTCAACTTTTTGGAGTTCATCATGAGTTTTGAAGTTACTACTGCCTTTGTGCAGCAGTACTCGACTAATGTCAGTCTGCTGCTTCAACAGCGTGGCTCTAAGCTGCGCGATTCCGTATCGGTTGGTTCGTACACCGGCAAAGCTGCAAAAGCCGTTGAGCAAATCGGTTCCGTAACTGCCCAGCCGCGTACCAGCCGTCATGCTGACACCCCGCTGATCTCGACCCCTCATGACGCACGTTGGGTTTTCCCGACTGACTATGAGTGGGCTGATCTGGTGGATGATCAGGACAAGCTGCGTATGCTGATCGATCCGACGAATCCTTATGCAATCAATGGCTCTTACGCCCTTGGTCGCGCAATGGACTCGCTGATCATCAGTGCCGCACTGGGCACTGCTAAAACTGGCGAAAACGGTACCACGAACACTTCGTTCGACACCGCAGGTCAGCAAATTGCTGTTGGTGGCACTGGTCTGACTATCGAAAAACTTCGTACCGCGAAGAAAATTCTTCTGGAAAACGAAGTTGATGTTGATATGGACCCGCTGTATATTGCTGTCACCGCAAAGCAGCTGGATGACCTTTTGGGCACCACGCAGGTTACTTCCGCAGACTACAACACCGTGAAAGCACTGGTGCAAGGTCAGGTTGATACCTTCATGGGCTTTAAGTTCATTCACACTGAACTGCTGGGTGTTGATGGTTCCAGCAACCGTCGTGTTATTGCTTGGGCCAAGTCTGGTCTGCATCTGGGCATGTGGAATGACATCAATGCCAAGATCAGCCAGCGTGACGACAAATCCTATGCAACTCAGGTGTACGTCAAGGGTACTTTCGGCGCAACTCGCACGGAAGAAGGTAAAGTCGTCGAAATCCTTTGCGACGAGTAATAGGAGATAAATCATGGCTCAAACTTATAGCACTGAAATGTCGGGTCAGAGTTCTGTCCCGACCACGATGGCAAATGGTGGTGTCGTTGGTGGCCGTCTGCGCCGCTTCCGCGCTACTGTGACTCTGGCATCGCAAGCAGATGGCGATACTGTTGTTCTGACCAAGCTGCCCGCTGGCTACGCTTTCGCATACGGCATCATCAATGCGTCAGCAACGCTGGGTAGCTCGACCATTGCAATTGGTAATTCCAGCTCTGCTGGTAAGTATCGCGCCGCTGCTGCATTTACCGCTGCTGCCCCGACTCTGTTCGGCGTAGTTGGCGCTGTAGACGACGCTGCACTAACCGCTGAAGAAACTGTAATTGCCACCGTTGGCGCTGCGGCTCTGCCGTCCAGTGGCACGATGGTCGTTGACATCTACGCTTCAGCACCGTAAGACCTCGGGGGCTTCGGCCCCCGTTTTCCTTTGCTGTGGAGGTAGATCGTGCCGTCAGTCATTGACATTTGCAACAAAGCCCTCGACAAGCTCGGTCAAAGTCCGATCATCAGCTTGGATGACGGCAATAAATCAGCCAATCTTTGCAAACGAAACTGGGAAATGATCCGCGACCAAGTGCTGCGTGATCATCCGTGGAATTTTGCGATGAAGCGTGCCACGTTGGCACCAAACAGTGTCGCCCCTGACTGGGGGTTTACATACCAATTTCCAAAACCTGCTGATTGTTTGCGCATAGTTGAAATTAGAGACTTGTCGGCAGGTGAATTTCAAGTTGAATCAAATCAGATTCTTGCCAATGAAGATGTTTTATACGTCCGATACATTCGCAAGGTCAGCGATCCCAATGAATTTGATTCATCGTTTATTGACGCCTCTGCGACGCGGTTAGCCGCTGAACTATGTGAAGCACTAACGCAAAGTTCTACAAAGAAAGAAACATTGTTTGCCGAGTACGACGATAGTTTAACTCGCGCCAAGCGCGTCGATGGTCAAGAAAATCCTCCGGCGCAATTTGAAGAAGATGAATGGATAAACGTAAGGTACTGATGTGGCCAAGGCTAGTCCAATTCAGAGTTCCTTTAACGCTGGCGAACTTTCACCCAAGTTAAAAGGACGCATTGATCTTACCAAGTTTCGCGCTGGTTGCGAAACTATGGAAAACTTTATTCCGCAAATTTACGGACCTGCCACAAAACGATCTGGCACTCGATTTGTGCGTGAAGTAAAAACATCAGCAAACAAAACCAGACTAATCCCATTTGAATATAGTACCGAACAAGCTTATGTGCTTGAGTTTGGTCATCAGTACATTCGATTCTATGCAAATGGTGGCATTGTGGTCAGTGGTGGTTCAACACCATACGAAATTGCAAGTCCATACTCAAGCACTGATCTTGCCGAACTTGACTATGCGCAGTCGGCAGATGTTATTTACCTTTGTCACAAAAATTATCCACCGTACAAATTGGCGCGATATGGTGCAACCAATTGGACCATTACTGCTGTTGATTTTGACTGGCCACCGTTTAATGACGAAAATACCGGCACAGTAACGCTAACCGCTTCCGCTGTAACAGGTAATGGCATCACAATAACTGCATCTGCTTCGACATTTGTTTCTGCCGATGTTGGATCGTATTTTAAATTTTCTGAAGTTATTGAGTCAAAGTACGATAAGTGGGAGTCGAATAAATCCGTATCGGGTGGCTCATATCGTGTCTACGACGGAAATCTTTATTACACTTCTGCTGGCGGCACCACTGGTTATCGCCCGCCGATTCATACAGAAGGTACCGAAAGTGATGGTGCAGTAAGTTGGCAGTTTATGCACGATGGTGCGGGCTACGCAAAAATTACAGCGTACTCTAGCGCAACCTCGGTAACAGCTGATGTAATTAGCCGACTACCTGCAAGTGCAACATCTGCAACTTTAAAATGGGCTGAGGGTGCATGGTCAAGCCGTCGTGGTTATCCTCGCAGTGTCACTTTCTATGAAGATCGTTTATGGTTTGCTGGCACATCTTATAAACCCCAGACACTGTGGGCTTCGACCAGTGGTGATTATGAGAATCACAAATACGGCACTAATGATGACGATGCACTGAATTACACGATCAATACTCAAGATCAAAACACAATTCAATGGTTGTCACCATCAAAAGTTTTGGCAATTGGTACTTCCAATGGCGAATTCACAATTAGCGCATCGACAGCCAGTGAAGCCATTACTCCAACGAATGTAAGAATTCTGCCGCAGACAACTTATGGTAGCGCACCAGATGTGCGCCCATTGCGCATTGCCAATGCAATTTTATTTCTGCAACGCGCAAGTCGCAAAATTCGCGAATACGTTTACAACTTTGATTCTGATTCTTATGTGGCACCCAACATGAATGTGTTGGCTGACCATATCGCAGACAGCGCCATTATCGACACTGCATATCAACAAGAACCAAATCAAATTGTTTGGGCACCGTTGGCCAATGGCAAATTAACCGGCATGACTTACGAACGAGCCGAAGATGTTGTTGGATGGCATCGTCAGAATGTCGGTGGTGAGGTTGAATCAGTCGTTACAATTCCGCACTGGGACGGTGATCAAGATGTCGTGTTCATGGTTGTTAAGCGAACCATTAACGGTTCGACAAAGCGGTATGTTGAATATCTTGAAAAATACAAAACCGGCGCTGATGCGTTTTTTGTAGACTCTGGTCTTACTTACAGCGGCACTGCGACAAGCATCATTACCGGTCTATCACATCTTGAAGGAAAAGAAGTGGCCGTGTTGGCCGATGGTGCCGTACACCCCAATGTAACTGTTGTCTCTGGTCAGATCGAGTTACAGGTGTCTGTTACCAAAGCGCAGGTGGGTTTGCCTTTTACTGCGACCATCAAGACTATGCCAATTGAAGCTGGTGCAACGGATGGCGTTGCTCAGGGTAAAACCCAAAGAATTAGCAATTTGGTTATTCGCCTGTTTGAGACAGGTCCGGGGCTTTGGTATGGGCCAGACACTGATCAAATGGATCGAGTTTATGCGCGAAAATCGACCGATTTGATGGATAATCCTATACCATTGTTCACGGGCGATACTGCACTGTTACCGTGGCCGGGTGAGTACGAGGCCCCTGCCCAGATCACGATTCAGCATCGACTACCAACACCTTGCACATTGGTTGCCCTTATGCCGCAATTGCATACTTATGATCGCTAGACCTTGGGAATTAGGAGACACGCAAAGAATTAACCCGCAAAGCTCGCAAGAATATATGCTGGGCTTTACGGACATGATGAATCAAGATTTAACTCCACTTGCAGAAGAAGGTCTTGCGGTAACGCTTGAACAAGATGGAAAGATTTTATTGGTTGGTGGCGTGTTTCCACAATGGGAAAATAGAGCACTGTTGTGGGCTTTTGTAGATAAAGACGCTGGTCAGCATTTTACAGCGGTGCATAGAGAAACATTGCGATTTATTGATCGTGTGCCGTTTAGAAGATTAGAGTCATCAATTGATGTTGGGTTTAAAGAAGGCATTCGATGGATGGGAATGCTTGGGTTTGAAATAGAAGGTTACATGAGAGCATACCGACCTGATGGTGCAGATATGCTCTTATACGCGAGGATCAAATAATGTCATTCGTTGTTCCTTACTTGTTCGGCAGCGCTGCGACGGCTACTACTGCCGCCACGACCGGCTTGATCGGAACAGCCGGATCATTTGCGCTTGCGCCCACATTGACAACCCTTGGCACTGCTGCACTGGTCAGCGGTGCAATGAAGCAAGGCCAATCGCAATCTCAAGCGGCCAACTTTAACGCTGAAACTGCAAAACAGGAAGCAGTAGTTCAAGAGGCAGTTCAGCGTCAGGAAGCAAAACGCACGCTTGGTACTATTCGTGCCAACATTGCAAAATCAGGTGCAGCATTTGAAGGCACCCCGTTAATGGTACTGGCCGAATCGGCTGCTAATGCTGAGATTGATGCGTTAAATACTGCTTGGTCTGCTGATCGCGAAACCGCACTTTATAAAATGCGTGCAAGAGAAGCACGCGAGACAAGTTATTACCGCGCCGGAACTTCATTGTTGACTGGTCTTGGTTCTTTGAGCGCATTACGTTAATCGAGGTCAAAATGCCTAAGCTGCCTTTTTACGAACAAAGAACTGGAGTACGAGCACCGCGTGCATCTGCTGGTGAATTTGGCTCTGGTCAAGGTGAGGTCATTGGTCAAGCCGGTCAGGCAATGATGGAAATTGGCACGATGATGAAACGTCGCGAAGATGTTTTGGATCGCGTTCGTCTGTATACAGCAATTGACCAAGAAGCCCAGTCAATGTTGGACACGGTGGTATCGTCCGGTGACATTCTTAAAAAAGACACAATAACCGGATTTGAACAATCACTGCGTCAAAAAGTTGGTGAGGCGTTAAATCAACACGCCGGTACTGCAAGTAGTCGCGCCGAACTTCAAGCACAGCTTGAAAACCAAATTGGCCAATATGTCAAATCAGCCAATGCTGCACAAATTAAAGCGCAGCATACGATGCTTGGCAATATGGTTGAACAAACATCGAATAAGTTGGCCATGCAGGCTGTGTTTGCGCCTGACAAAATGCAGGATATTTTTGCCGAGTATGACTCCGAACTGGGCAAAATTAAAGATGCACTTAGCCCGCAAATGTATCAGTCATACTCGCAGGCAGGTCGTGCAAAGATTGCACAAAACGCTGTGACTTCAATGTTGCAAAACGGCAATTGGCAAGAAGCTCAAAAAATTCTGGCTGACCCCACCATATCAAGCTATATGGACCCCAATGCCGCACGCAAGCTCAGTATTGATGCTCGGGTTGATGAAGCTAAAGCAGGACAAGCAGTTCAAGCGCAAATGCAAAATCGCACCAAGTGGTCGGCATTGCTTGGTCGCAATTTGACCGCTGAGGAACAAATTCGTATTGACTCATTACCGGCCAAAAAAGATATGACCCCGGCTGATGAAGTTGTTCAGTACGAATTGGTTACTGGTAAACGGGCAGATCAAAATATTGTAAACCAAATATTCAATATCAAGTCTGCCGAAGGTGGTGCATTTGGTGAAAGTCTGCAAGGACGCTCATTAAACTATGTGACCAAAAACGCTGATCGGTATGCGATGGGTTTAATGACTCGCGATGAAGCATTGCAGTTTCAGGTCATGGCAAATGAAGCATATAAGCCAACAGAGAAACAAGACCCGGTTACTGGTCAATGGACTCGTATTGCGCCAGCCATCCCCGCATTTGTCAGCCAATCGATAAATCGTGGTGCTCGTTTCTATGGCACTGCACCTGCACCATCAACGCCGATTCCGCAAATGGGACCCGCACCTGCACCATCTGCTACTTCAGGTGGATCAACTACACCTGCGCAACCGGCTGCCCAAACTGCACCGTCACAACAGGCATCACAAAACCAATCAATCTGGTCGCGTCGTAGAAACATCACTGGATTGGTTCCGACAGCGATGGATGTTGCAGGTCGAGTTCCTGTGGTGGGTGAAGCAATGGGCGGTGGTGGTCAATACACCACAGATCGTCAATATGCTGAAGCACAATCTCGCGAACTTATCCGATCATTAAGTCAAAGCGGTCGGTATCTCGCGTCTGAGATGCAGGCCATTGAAAAAGAAGTGTCAATTAGTGGCTCGGCATTTGATAACCCACAAGCCTATGCTCGTCGTTTAATTGGTATTGATGAGGCATTGGCAAAACGAGTGAAAGATGAAACAAAGATTTTGGCAAACCCAAATACACCACTTGAACAACGTAAGGGTGCTGAATCCGTTATTAACGTGATCAACAATTTCCGTCAAACCTTGGGTGTGCCGCAACGAGTAAAATCTGCCAAAGAAGCTCAAAAGTTACCACCGGGTACAGAATTTATTGATCCAAGTGGTGTCGTTCGTGTAGTACCCGGAGGCTAAAATGGCAGATGATTTCAGCGCATTTCCTGAAGCCGGTACAGTAAAGGCCGCGCCGACTGGTGCGGGGGAATTCGATGCTTTTCCACAAGCCGATGGCGATTTTGGCTTAAACCAAATTCTGCAAACCGTCGGTGGTCAAGTTGTGCGCGGTGGTTTGGAATCAACCGGCACGCTGGGTGGCACGATGCTGGGTGTGCGCCTTGGCGCAATGACTTCGCCAATCACAGGTCCAGCTGGTCCCATTGTTGGCGGTGTGTTGGGTGCAGCTGCCGGTTATATGTCGGGCGAAGAAGCCGCTGCGGGCGGTCTGCGCATTCCATCTGTCGAGCAACTTCCTGAGGTCCTTCGACCCTTTGGGTATTTTGGTCAGTCTCTGGGTGGCGCTGGCGCTTTTGCCGCAGCACCGTATGCAGCAGCGATGTCGGGCTATCGATTCGGTGAATCGATGGTCGGAAATTATCTCAATCAGATTATTGAAACCGTTAAGTCGCGTCCAGTTCTGACAGGTTTAAGTGAGGCCAGTTCAGCATTTTCAGCGGCGACAGCGGCAGGTTTATCTGAGGCGTTGGCCAAAGGTGAAGCCGGAATTCGCGCAACGGCTGAAATGCTTGGTGGTATCTTTAATCCGACCAAGCTGGCAGTGCAGGGTGCAGAATTTGCATGGAATACCAGCAAGCGAGCCATTGAATCGTTTAGTCCGGCTGCCCGTGAAACCGCTGCCGGAAAAATTTTGAGTGACCTGCTTGCCGTAACTGGCGAGGACCCAACTGTATTGGCTCGCATTCTGCGTGATCAGGGCATCGTCGGGGCTGAGAATCTGACCGCTGCCCAAAAGACCGGATCACTGGCGCTGGCGGCGCTTGAGGACCATCTGGCCAAGTTCAGCAACCAATTCGGTGCCGAGGCCAAAAAGAAGGCCATGGATGGTCTGGACGCCCTGCGTGGCCAGATTACCCTGCTAAGCGGTACCGGCGATCCTGCGGCGCTCACCGCGGCTGCACAAGCCCGTTCTGTCTATTTCCGCACGCTGATCCAAGGTCGCCTTGATGCTGCCACCAAAGCCGCCACAGAGGCTGCCGCCAAGATCACTCAGGACACCCCAGCCGCACGCGCTGAACTGAGCAAAATTGCCCGCAATGCCGTCGAGACTTCGATTGCCGATGCTCGCAAGGCCGAGTCCGAACTGTGGAATGCCGTGGACGGCAATCGTCAGACCGGCTTTGAAAACTTACAGCGAACTTACAATGAAGCTCGGGCTGAATTGTTGCCCGAGGTGCGCAATGAAAAACTGCCGTCTATCGTGCAGAAATTCCTTGACCGAGTTTCCTCGCCCAAACAAGGCCCGCAATCGCTAATTATCCTGCCTGAGAATCTGCGTGCGCCGGTCGCATCCGATCCAGTGGGCACAACGGTCAAAGAAATGCGCCAGCTGCGCAGCGAACTGCTTGACCTGTCCCGATCATCGACCAATGCTGGTGAATATGGTCAGGCGCGGATTTACAGTAATCTGGCCGAATCAGTCCTTGACGACATGGATGCGGCATTTGCTCAGACTGCTGATACTGCCTATGACTCGGCACGCACGTTCAGTCGCGAACTGAATGACACGTTCAGCCGCAGCTTTGCTGGTAAAGTCACTGGTCAGGGCAAATATGGCGACAGGATCGCACCGGAGTTGACTCTGCGCAAAGCTCTGGCCAGCGGCAAAGAAGCTGGCGCCATCCAGCTTCAGGAACTTGAAGAAGCCACCCGGTTCATGGTTACTCGCGGCCTCGGGGACGATCAGGCCGTCAAGGACATGTTGGACGCACAGGAGCGCATTATTCGTCTGGCGGCTGCTGACGCCATCGACCCGTTAAGTGGCAAGGTCAATCAGGGCAGCGTGGCCAAGTTCATCCGAGACAATGAGATTTTGATGAATCGGTTCCCAGAGGTACGCGCTGACCTGCAAGCAGCCGTTAAAACCGAAGAAGGTCGCGCACGCATGGAAAACTTGGCCAAGCGTCAGGTCGATGTTGTCATGAAGCAGAAAGCGTTTTCCAAGCTGCTTGAGACTGACCCGATCACCATGGCCAACAAAGCCTTGTTGTCCACCAATCAAGAAAAGGATTTGGGCGATCTGATCACCATAGCCAAATCGGGTGGCAAAGAGGCCATCGATGGCATGAGAGCGTCGGTTTTTGATGCAGCGATCCGCAAATCCACGAACCAGTCTGGTGTGCTCAATATCGAGCAAATGCGCGGTTTTTTGTTCAGTCCGTCCGTTGCCGGTCAGAAATCACCGATTCAAATTATGCAAGATTCTGGCGTCATCGATGCTGACCAAGTAAAGAATATCAAAAAATTATTTGATACCGCTGAATCAATTATAAGTAGCCAGCGCCCCGGTACCGCCATTGATGTTAAGACAGACCTGACAGACGCGGCCTTGGCCACCATTAGCCGAATGATTGGCTCTGGTGTGGCTGGTGCAACTGCCCGCGCTGCTGGGTCTAAGTCACCCTCTCTAATTGTTCACGGCGCAGGTGCCCGATTGGCTGAAACGGCTATGACCAAATTGCCAACAACCAGCGCACAGAAGTTTTTGATCGAGGCCATGAACGACCCGATGAAAATGGCCTTGCTGCTGGAAAAGGCAGATACCCCTGAAAAACAAGCACGACAGGCTCGGCAAATCCATGCTTGGCTAGTACAATCGGGACTGACTGGTGCCGAGCAAGTGGTTGAAGAAAACCTGCGCAGCCTGCCTCCTGTCGAAGTTATTGCCTCCCCTCTTGAGGACTGATCATGACGATTAGCACCACAACTTCGCGAATCTCTTACAACGGCAACGGTGCCACGACCGCATTCAGTTTCCCGTATCGTTTTCTGCAAAATGCTGACCTGACAGTTGTTCGCGTATCAAGCACTGGTGTTGAAACCACGCTGACTTTAAATACTGATTACACCGTTACTGGTGCAGATAATGACGCTGGTGGTACCGTTACGATGGTGACAGCGCCCGCATCTGGTCAAAAGCTCGTCATTTATCGTTCGGTCGATATTACGCAGGAAGTTGATTACATCACAGGCGACCCATTCCCTGCTGAAACCCATGAGCGTGCGCTTGATCGTCTGACGATGATCGCACAACAGCTCCAAGAAGAACTAGATCGCGCACCCAAGGTGTCTGTTGGTAGCAATGTCAATGCGAGCGAGTTGGCTACTGACATTATCACTGTTGCTGATTATGTCACTCAAATTGATACGGTTTCGGACAATATCGCCAATGTCAACATTGTTGCAGGTCAGTCGGCAAATATTGCAGCACTGGCACCCATTGCATCCGACATATCTGATGTTGCGTCGATTTCTGCTGAAATTCAAGATGTCGCCGCACTAAGCACACAGCAGATTGCAACGCTTGCCAATGCTGCACCGTACATGGCAATCTTGGCACCGATTTCGGCTGACATCGAAACGGTATCGCTGATTGATGATCAGGTTGTTGTAGTTGCCGGTCAATCCGCAGACATTGCAGCACTTTCAGCAATCAGTGCCGACATTTCCACCGTTGCAGATATTGCGCCGGATGTGTCAGCTGTGGCAGCAATTAACACGCAACAACTGGCAGCATTGGCTGGTGCAACTGCTGATCTGGCAGCATTGGCACCGATTGCAGCAGACATTACTGATGTTGCAGCTATTGATACCCAAGTGGTTCAAGTGGCTGCATTAAGCACTGCACAACTTTCAGCAGTTGCTGGTGTCACTCAACAAATTACTGCGGTTGCGGCAATCGACGATCAGATTGTTCAAGTAGCTGCATTAAGTAGCGCTCAAATATCTGCTATTGCAGGACAAACAGCCAACATTAGCACCCTTGCAGCACAGACTGCCGATCTGGCAGCACTGGGTCCCATCAGTGCAGATATTGCCGCAGTGGCTGATGTGACTGCTGATGTCAGCGTGGTTGCTGATAATGTCGCAGACTTGACTATGTTCACTGATATTTATCAGGGAGCCAAGGCAAGCGATCCAGCAACACGAAACGACACGACTGCGCTTCAGGTAGGTGATTTGTATTTCAACACCGTATCGGACGCAATGAAGGTGTACGATGGTGCAGCATGGCAAGCAGCGTATGTGGGTGGCGATGGATTCTTGGCTGCTGCAAATAATTTGTCTGATCTTGATGATCCTGACGCAGCAATCAGCAATCTCGGCATCACAGCAACCGCCACTGAACTGAATTATGTTGATGGCGCAACGAGCAATATTCAGCAACAGATAAATGATCTACCTGATCCTGTTGCAATGGCCTTAGTTTTCGGGAGTTAATCATGGCACTCAAAGGTAAAGCGGTTGTTCTGACGACTTCTGATCAGGATATTTATGTCTGTCCTTCGACTCAGGAGGCCAGTGCTCACGCGCTTGTGTTTGGTAATACGACTGCGGGTGCAGTAACTATTACTCTGAAACGATATACGCAGGCGACTGCTGCAACGACCACGCTAATTAGTGGCAAATCGGTTGCGGCAAACTCGACGTATGAATGGCCCAAGCCAATCAATTTGGCCGTAGGTGACAAGATCATCGCATCGGCATCGGCCAACTCATCGATTACGCTTGACCTTGACGTATATGAAAAATCAGCAACGCCTGCCGAGGTTGGATTTACACCGCAGGGTGCGTGGTCATCTGCGACGGCGTATGTAGCCAATGATGTCGTCAGTTATAACGGATCAAGCTATATCGCGATTCAGGCATCGACCAACCAGAATCCCGCATCAGCAACGGCTTATTGGATGGTGTCGGCCAATAAAGGCGACACGGGTGCTGCTGGTACTGGCGATGTGACGACCAACACGGCGCAGACGATCACCGGCAAAAAGACGTTTGATGGCTCAGGTGTGCTGTCGGCCAAGTTCGACAACACGCTGGAAGCAAACACGATCTCCGCGACCGCTGCCACCGGCACGATCGCCTACGACATCTTGACTCAATCGCTGCTGTACTACACCAGCAACGCATCGGCAGACTTTACGCTGAACTTCCGAGGCGATGCGTCGAACTCGCTGAACTCGCTGATGGCGATTGGCGAAACGATCACTGTGTCGTTTTGGAATACGAACGGCGCGACGGCCTACAAGAACAGCGCGGTGCAGGTTGATGGCTCGGCGGTGACGCCCAAGTGGCAAGGCGGCACAGCACCGTCGGCTGGCAATGCCTCGTCGATTGATGTGTACACCTATGCGATCACCAAAACGGCGAACGCGACGTTCACCGTATTGGCTTCGCAAACCAAGTTCGCGTGAGGTTAAAAGATGCCTAGACTCGCAATGTCTGGAGCCGCAAGCGCAGGAGCGTTCGGTTTCAATAAACTCGCGCAGGCTGTCAACGATGCGTACTTCGCAAGCAACGTCTTGCTGCTCCCCGGCAACGGCACGAACGGAGCGCAGAACAACACGTTCCTAGACTCGTCGAGCAACAACTTCACGATCACCCGCAACGGCAACACTACGCAGGGTACGTTCACGCCCTTTAGTCAAACGGGGTGGGGGAACTATTTCAATGGTAGTTCTGACTATTTATCAGTAGCCAATAATGCAAACCTGAACCTTGGAAGTTCAAGTTTCACAATTGAACTTTGGATTTACCCTCTAGCTTCAGCGGCAGGTAGTGGTCCTATAAGCAAGGGTAATACAAGTAGCCTTGGGTCAGAAGTTTGGTCGCTTGAATGGACAAGTACTGCTTATCAACTTGCGTTTGGTTGCGGAGCCTATAACGGCTGGGCTTCTCCAATGCTCACTGGAAGCGTAACCCCGAATACATGGAACCATGTTGCCATAGTACGCAACGGTAACGCTCACACCATGTACATAAATGGGGTTAGCACTTCTACACTCACTGCGTCGTATACAGTAACTTCCAGCGGATCTTTGTACGTTGGTACAGGTTGTTATGCCCCTACTTCAAGGTATTTTAATGGTCATATTTCCAATGCTCGCATAGTCATTGGTTCGGCTGTCTACACCAGCAATTTCACGCCAAGCACGACACCGCTGACAGCAATCACTAACACCCAATTTCTCACCTGTCAGTCGAACCGCTTCATCGACAACAGCAGCAACGCCTTTGCCATCACGGTCAACGGCACCCCCTCCGTCCAAGCCTTCAGCCCGTTCGCTCCGACTGCTGCCTACAGCGCGGCGACGAATGGCGGCAGTGGGTATT